TCAATTTTATGATAAGCTAAGTACAACTATAGCTGATCAAAATGCTGCTAGATTAGATGCAATGAATAAATTTGCAGAGGCAGAGAAAAGTAAAATTAATGCATTGAATGCACAAAATACAATAGCAGTTAATGAAGCTAATGCAAAAAGAGAAGCAACTCTAAATCAATACAATGCAACATTAGCAAATCAAAGAGAACAATTTAATGTTACTAATCAAAGAGAGATTGATCAATCAAATGTTGTTTGGAGAAGAGCAATCAATACTGCTAATACTGCAGCTGTAAATGCAGCTAATCAAGTTAATGCACAGAATTTATTAAACATATCAAACTGGGCTTTATCATCTATGTGGCAACAATGGAGAGATGAAGCATCTTGGGTAAATACTTCTTCACAAAATGCTGCTAATAGAAATCATAATTTAGCTATGGCAGCTTTAGAAAGATCTACAGTTTTAGATTTACAAGACAAAGCATCTAAAGATTCATTATATGAATTGATAGGTAGATTTGGATTTGAAGTATATAACGCAAGTAAAAATCCGTAGGAGACTAAATGAAAATTAAAGACATATTTAAAGGTGCTGCAACAGCTGCTATTGCTTTTGGTGCTAGTAAACTTTTACCTGAACCAATAGCAAAACCTGTAGGTACAGCATTATCAAAAGCATTATTTACTTCTGATGGTGCATATTCAGGTAGTGGATCTGGTAGTGCCTCTGAAGCATTTGTACCAAGAAGAATAAATCTATCACAATTTGGAATGGGAACTTATGCTGCAGGTTCAGCAAGAAGTGATCCTATAAAACAGATAACAACAGACCCTGAAAAAATATTATCAGAGTGGGATTATAGATTAACTCAATATGCTAGAAAAGCATATGTGCAGACAAGAATAGCTAGATCTGCAAAAGTATAGGAGAAATATATGGACGAAATAAACGAAGGTGTTGGCAATCCATTTGATACACCAGTTCCTGGACAATCTTTAACAGATACTCCAGGTAATTATCCTTGGGAACATCCACCACAATTTACAGACCCTGCTGAGGTAGCAGAGTTTCTTTGGCAAACATTACACCAAGAACAATTTTTAGAGCAAACTATAGGTATGCTTGATGCAGGTGTACCAGTAGAGGCTATAGCTAGAGTATTATTATTTGGTGGTTTTATGGAAGGTAAGTTTAGTCCAGATGTTGCATTTATAATTACTGAACCATTAATGAAAATGATATTAAGTATAGGTGTAAAAGCTAATGTAGATAATATTAGAATATCAATGCAAGATATAACTAATAATGAACAATTAAAAAGTATTGCTAAAACTAAATCAGCTAATAAAAGATTTAAACAGGCTGTTAAAGAAGTACAATCAGATGTTAAAAAAGGTGATACAAAAGGTTTAATGTCAAAACCTGAAACACAAGGAGAAAATTAATGTCATTTGCTAGAGGTTTTATAAAAGGTTTCATAGGTCAGAGTTTAGATAATAAAGCAGAAGCTGATAGAAGATTAGGTGAACTTACAGATAAAATAAGTTTAGATTATCTTAATAATAAAAGACCAGCATTTGAAAAAAATGAAGATCTAATGTTAAAAAGATATAATACAATAAAAACAGAATTAGGCGAACCTTCTGCATTATATGCATCAGCTACAGGTTCAACAGAAACAGATTTTGCTACAAAAAGATTATTAGATTTAAAAGGAGATGAAAGGGCTGCATTTATAGATGCTGTTAGTAAAATAGATTTTCAAAATTTTAATAGAGACTTAGGTGTAGCAACTAGAACAAAAAATTTTAATGAAAGAAATAAAGAAATAACAGACACATTTAAAAAAATACCAGGTGGATTACCTAATGCAGTAACAGATTTATTTATGCCATTACCTGAAGGCACTATGACTGAATCTACATTTGATGCTACTAAATTACCTTCTTTAGCATCTATGATTCCATCTACTACTACAACTGATGTATATAATTCATTAGATATTAAAGCTAAAGCATCAATACGAAATACTGCTAAAAGTGAATTTAATGAATTAGAAAGAGATAAAAATACTAAACTGTTTAGAAAAAATTTTGAAAAAGGTTATGATAAAACTAAACATGGACCAAGTAAAGAAGTATATGCTTTCAATAGATATTTTAATGAATATTATTTACCAGAATTAACTCGTTCTAATATTCCTATACAGACAACTACAACTGGCACAACTACGACTCAAGAATTATCACGAGAAGATAGAATACGTCTTGCACAATCTGCCATAGATCAAGCAAGAGCAATGAATGATCCCGATGTTGTTGAGAGAATAAAAGAACAATTAAGAATAGATTTAGGTGAAACAAATTTAAGCGAAATCATAAGATAGTTTAATGGATAATCCTTACAGCAAATTTTTAAATACTGAAGGTATTAGTGGTAATACTAAAGCTGCTAATCCCTATAATCAATTTTTAAATTCTGCAGATAGAAACGAAAGTAGTTTCTCTACATCTAATGAAGATCCTCCAGTAGATTATACTAAACCTTATCAAATGCCAGAGGAAATTAATCCTTATGAAAAGTTTTTAAATTTAGGTGAATTTGGTACAGGCACAGAAGAAGATGTAGCTTTAAGTAAAAAAGTAGGTAATGCTCTTTTACTAGGATTAAAAGATACATACAGAGGTGTTAGACAAATGTCAACATCAGATGAAGAAACATTAGATAGATTAAGAGCAGAACAAAAACAATTATATGCAGACTTTGATGGACCTGGTGGTTTTTTAGTTGCAGCAGCATATTTTGGTGGTGCTATATTAGATCCTGCAGGATGGTTATTACCTGTAACAAAAGCTAGAACATTATATAAAATGGCTAAATATGGTTTTATAAATTCGGGTATAGCAGGTGCATTAGGTTATGTTGATGAGGAAAGTATTTTAGATAGTAGAGCTAAACAAGCTGCAGCATCAGCTGTAGGAGGATCAGTCCTATCGCCTGTAATAGGTGCTAGTGTTAGAAAAATAAAAGGTGAAAAAATAGAATTAGGATTACCAGGATTTAAAAGTAATAAAGATATTGATATTAGTATTAAAGCAGCAGCTTCTAATAATTTACATAAACAACAATTATTTAATGAAGCAGGTTTAAATAAAAGAGATATTGATATTAGAAATAAAATCGATATACAGGAACCAGAATTATTAAAAGATATACCATCTGAAAAATCTAACATGCTGAGAGGTGTTAGAAAATTTTATAAACAGTTTCTTGATGTTTGGGAAAAAAGACATGGTAAAAAATTATATGAAGAAATATCTGGTGATAAACCTGTAACTATACCTTTTACTAAAACAAAAATACCTGGAATGTCAGGTGCAGAATTTGGCACTGGTTCAATTGGTGGAACTTATGCTTATCAAACATCGGAAGAAGATGCACCTATTAGTAGTAAAATGGGTAGATTTGGTATAGGTTTTTTAGCAGGTGCTGGTGGTATAAAAGCTACAAAAAAAATAAGTAAAACAAAAACTATAACAAGAAAATTTGGTAAAGATCAAGAAGATGAAACAGTAGAAATTAGTGAATCTTTATATGACTTATTAGGCAGATACTTTGTAGATAATTACAAGATGCCTTCAAATTATAAATTATTAAAAGCTGATGCACAAGGTAATGCTGCACATATTGCTTCTAGATTTTCTAACTTAGCAATAAAAGTTCATAAAAATTTAACTGAAAATGAAAGTAGAGTTTTATTTAATATGTTAGAAGGTGATAATATTTTTAAAGTACAAACAGAGGCTTTAAATAAATTATCAAAAGAAGCTAGAGATTTAATTACAGAAGTTGCACAAGAGTATGTTGATATGGGGATATTGTCACCTGCAACTTTTATAAAAAATAGAGACACTTATTTAAAAAGAACTTACTCTAAATATAAAGATGATCCTAGAGAGTTTGGAGAAGAATTAAGATTAAGGGGTGCATATCAAAAAGTTACTAAACAAGAATACGAAGATTACTTTAAAGATCAAATAGCATTTACAACTACATCTTTAAGAGAAAAACCTATATTTGAATTAGAAGATGTACCAGGTGCAAAGGGTAAATTAAAATATTTATTTGAAGAGGTTGTTGGTAAGAAAGAAAGATTACAAAATCATAGAGGTTGGGAACTTTTAGATTCTAGTCAAAAAAATTATGCTAAATTAAAACCCACTGACGAAGTAGAAATAAGATGGGAGTTTACTAAACCACAAAGAGTAGGTCTTGGTGAAATAGAAGATGCAGCTTTTGCAATAGCTGAAACTGGTAGAGCTTTTTCTAGCACACTACCACAATTAAAATTTTATGATAATTTAGCAAAACAACCATATACTTATACTAAAGCAGAGTATGATGGTTTAGAACAAGAATTAAAAGATTTACTTGTTAAAATGCCAACAACTAAAATAGATCCTAAAAATCCTGGATCTAGATTTAGATATGGTAATTTAGCTGATAAATATGTTCCTGTAGAAGTATATAAAGATTTAATCTCTGCTACAAAGTATTATAATACAATGGGCAATGACTTTTGGAGAAAATATAGAAAAGGTAATTCTGTTTGGAAAGTATCTAAAACAGCTTGGAATCCTACAGTACATACTAATAATATATTTAGTAATTTTGTATTGCATGATTTAATTGATGCAGATTTTAAATATTTACCTAAAGCATACAAAGCATTAATGCAACACAATAAAAATGATAAAGTTTCTGAATTAGTTAAGTTAGCTGAAAAAAGTGGTGTATTTGAAGCAGATTTTGTAACAAAAGAATTAGGTAAAATTCAAGATTTAGCAATAGCAATGCCATACAAATATAATGGTGATGCTTGGGATAGTGGTTCTAAAGCTGCTGTAAGTGTTTTTGATGATATTAGAAAAAATAATCCTCTTGCTAAACTTACTGACTGGTATAGGTTTGAAGATCATGTATTTAGATTATCAGTATTTCAAGATAGACTTGCAAAAGGTTATACTGCTGCTGAAGCTGGTCTAGATGCTAGAAGATCTTTTATAGATTATAATATTAATGCACCTGCTATAAATTGGATGAGACAAACTATGACTCCTTTTTTAGCATACACTTATAGAATAGTTCCAATACTTGCAGAGACTGCAGTTGTTAGACCTTGGAAATATTTTAAATATGCAGCTCTTGGATATGGTTTAAATTCAATGGGTAATATGCTAGGTGGTGGTGATGAGAAAGCAGAAAGAGCATTGATGCAAGAAAAAGAAAAAGGCAGATTTATATTTGATTTTATGCCTTATAGACAAGTAAAATTACCAACTGTAAAAACAGATGATGCACCTTTTGAAGGACCTAAATATATAAACTTAACTAGATTTGTACCTGGTGGAGATATATTTGATATAGGTGGTAATCTTATACCTTTCTTACCTGCACCAATACAACCTAACTTTGGTTTAGCTGGTGAAGCATTAAGTTCTTTATTAGGTTTTGATATGTATGGTCAAAGAAAAACTAAAGGACTAGGCATAAATGATTATGAAGATTTAAAAGTTAAAGGTAAAGATTTAATACAAGATTTAACTCCTAATATTCCATTTTTACCTGGATCGTATGCAACACAAAGAATAGACACTGCTAGAAAAGGTCAGGCAGAATCACCATATCGTGCTAAAGAAACAGAATTAGGTGCACTATTTAGATCTTTAGGATTTAAGATAGAAACAAAATCTATAGAAAAATTAGAAGCATTAAAAGCTGGAGAATTAAATAGAAAACTTAGAGGTATAAGAGAGCAAATACAAGATCAAGTTAATAAATTTAATAGAGGTTTAATAACAGAAGAACAGTTTGACAAAAGAATAAATAAGTTAAATAATCTTATAGAAAAAACAGCTAAAAAATATGATGAAGCGTTTTCAGTTTATAAGGTTGAAAATTATAAACAGCCAGTTAGAATAGATGAAATACCTTCAGCTATTAAACAACAAACAGATAAATTATTTAATACAAACTAATGGCTAAACAACCCAAAACAACTAGCGAACACTTAATATCCTTATATGGATATATCACAGGATTAAAAAGAGAGGTATCTCAAATAAAAAATAATCATCTTAAACACTTACATGATGATGTGGATAAGTTGCATGGGAAAGTAGATCATCTACTATATGCAATATTGGGTGGGCTAGGGGCGACAATACTAACACTAATAGGACTATTTGGATAATGAACAAAAGAGAAATAACAGATACAATAGTAATACACTGTACACAAACTCCAGCAGATATGGATGTTGATGTAGAGAAAGTTACACAATGGCACAAAGATAGAGGCTTTGATACAATCGGATATCACTATCTAATTAAACGAGATGGCACACTGCAAGTTGGAAGAGATGAAGATGTTACAGGTGCACAT